TTAACTAAATTCAGACCAGAAACAGAAAAAGATAGATTTGAAAGAATGGCAGAATATTACATGAGTCAATACAACATGGAATGGAGAATGATCTTAGAAGATGGTGTTGAGTATGATACTGATGCAGATGGAACTATTGTATCAAACGAAAGAGAGCCTTTACATGGATTTAGAAGATTGATTAGATAATGGCAATAGAGTTAAAAATCAAAACTAATTCAGATTTGGTTAAAAAGCGATACGCAAGAATACAAAAGAAATTTAAAAGCATTATAGAAAAAGGAATACTACAAGCTGGTTTTCAATTACTAGATATTATCAGAACTAAAACTTCAAAAGGATTAGACTTTAGAGGCAGACCTTTTGCACCTTACTCACAAGGGTATATAAACCACTTACAAAAAAAAGGCTATCCAACAAAAGTAGATTTGTTTTACTCTGGTAGAATGTTGAGTGCTTTAACTCCATCTGGTAAAACTATAAGAAAAACAGGGACAAATAAAGTTAGTGTTAATTTTAGTAATTCACAAATGCGTCAAAGAGCAATATTTAATCAAGTATTAGGTAAAACAAAACGTGAATTTTTTGGATTTGATGATAAAACTGCTAATATAATAAGAAAACAATTTAATAGATTTGTAGCAAAAGAATTTAGGAAAGCAAGAATATGAGTGTAAGAGAAAACATAGCAGTTAATTTATTATCAGTAATATCTAGTATATCTAGTCCAACAATTAAAAAGGCTACTAGACAACCTTTTATTTTAGATGAATTATCTGAACAACAATATCCAGCAGTAATAGTTCAAACATCAGAAGAAAATAGAGATGATAGTGAACTTGGAAGTGGTGCTAAAACAAGACATGGTACGATTGATTTTGTAATACTAGGTTTTGTTAAAGGTGCAGATACTAATATAGATACTAAAAGAAATGAATTAATAACAGCTATTGAAACTGCAATAGAAAATGATATTACCAGAGATGGTAATGCACTTGATTCGGAAGTCATACAAGTAGAAACTGACGAGGGTAGTTTATTTCCTGTTGGTGGAATAAGAATGACAATCAGATGTATGTACGAATATCAATCAGGAACACCATAAGGAGATAACCAATGAGCCAACTAGATAAATTACTAGATAAAATTACTAAGAAAGTAGATCAAGTAGAAAAACTGCACGATAAAGAATCATTACTTTGTGAAGAAGTTAAAGATTTAATTGAAGAAATAAGAGAAAACCATGTAGAGGAAGATCATACTTGGGAAGAAGATGATGATAATTTAGAAGAAGATTTTGATGAAGAAGATGAGGAAGATATTGACGAAGAAGAAGATAAATAGTAAAAGGACTTATGGCTAAAGACATTAAATTATATAAAGGTAATTCAGAGATTACAATTAATGAAACAAACCTTGAACATTATTTAAAACTTGGCTATAAGCAAGAGCAAGAAACTAAACAAACTAAATCTAACAAGGACAAAAAGACATGGCAACACATCACGGAAAAGAAGGAGTTGTAACAGTAGGTGGAACAGCAGTTGGGGAACTAACTAGCTTTACACTTGAAACTACTGGGGACGTTGTAGAAGATACTTCATTATCAGATGCTACTAAATCATTTGTAACAGGTAGAACTTCATTCTCTGGTACTTTAGAAATGCACTTTGACGAAACAAGTACTGAACAAGAAACTTTGATTGCTGGTGCTTCTATCTCATTTGTTTTATTACCAGAAGGTAATACTGCTGGAGATGCAAGTTACACAGGAACAGGTATTGTTACTGGTATGAGTATCAATAATGCAATGGACGCAATCGTTTCAAGAACTGTAACTTTTCAAGGAACAGGTGCTTTAACTGTAGGAACTGTATAATCTAATTTATGTCAGTTATTGATAGAGTTAAAACTCATTTTGAAACTCTTAAAACTATCACTATTGAAGTTGAGGAGTGGAAAGACGAACATGGTAATGCTAGTGTATTCTATTCAGAGCCATTAACCCTTGAAGAAAAAAACATTATCTTTAAGAAGTCTAATAATTTTCAAGACTTAACTATTCTTGTTGATTTACTTATAATGAAACTTCAAGTTAAGAATGATAAAGGTGAAATGATTAAAGCCTTTAGTCCAGAAGATAAATTTGCATTAAGAAAAAAAGCAGATTCTAATGTTATATCTAATGTTGCCAATCAAATACTTTTAGATACTAATTACGAGGACGCAGAAAAAAAGTAGATAGCGACCCTGATGTTAGGTCGCTTTTAGTTGTAGCAGAACGATTACATCTCACAATCCAGCAAGTTCTTGATATGCCTGTTAGCCATTATAATCTTTGGTTAGCTTACTTGAAAAAAGAACAAGAACAGTATAAAACAAAACAATCACTAGCTGACGCAAGGAAATTTAAGTAATGGCAAATCAAAGATTAAATATAGACATAGTAGCAAAGGATAAATCTACACAGGCTTTTAATAAAGTACAAGGAAGTCTTGCTAAAGTTAAGGCTTCTGTATTTAATTTAAAAAATGCCTTTATAGGTCTTGGTGCTGGTCTTGTTTTAAGAGGTATTGTTAATGCTGGTATGCAAATTGAAGAACTTGGTGTTCAATTAGAAGCATTATTTGGAAGTGCTAAAAAAGGTCAAACAGCACTAGATGCAGTTACAAAATTTGCAAAAACAACTCCATTTGAACTATCAAATATTCAGCAAGGTGTAACAGCTTTAGCAACTGTTTCTGAAAAAGCAGAATCTCTTGGAGTGTCATTTGATGAATTATTAAAAATAACAGGTAACACAGCAGTACAATTAGGTGGAGATTTTGCTTTAGCTTCACAACAAATACAAAGATCATTTAGTGCTGGTATAGGTTCAGCAGATTTATTTAGAGATAGAGCAGTAACAGCTATGGCTGGTTTTGAAGCTGGTGTAAAATATAGTGTTGATGAATCAGTAAAAAAATTAGCTGGTGCATTTGGAACAGGTGGTAAGTTTGGAGAACTAACAAACAAACTAGCACAAACTTTAAAAGGAACTATATCAAACTTAAAAGATGCTTACTTTACAATTCAAACTGAAATAGCAAAAGGATTTTTTGATGAACTTAAATTACAATTAGGAGATTTAAAAAAATTTACAGAAACAAACGATCAAGCTATTAGAAGATTAAGTAGAGAAATGGGAGAAAATCTAGCTGTTGCAGTATTAAAATTATCAAATGCAATAAAAACATTAACAACAAATTTTAGAGATTTCCAAACAGTAATAGGACTTGTTGCAATAACTTTTGGTGGATTTTTTACAAAATTAGCTGGTATTGGTTTAATTGTTGATGATGTTAATAATAGATTTAAAAAGTTAGCTGGTGTTACTAAAGAAATAAAAGTTAATTTAGATGCTTTGTATGATGATATGCCACAAGCATTACAAGAGGTTAAAAAAGAAGCAGAAGAAATAGATACATTTTTATACAATTATGAAAATGAATTAGGAATTGCTATTCCAAGTGCTACACAAAAAGCTATTGATAAATTTAAAGAAATGAATCAGGGTGCTTTAGAAAATATAAAGAATAAATTTACAGATATAAGAATGGCTATTGCAGAAGGTCTTGATGCTGGTATTACTAAATTTTCAAATTCTTTATCAAGAGCATTAATACTTGGAGAAGATTTAGGCAAAGCATTTAAGAGTATGGTACAAGATGCACTTATTCAAACTGTAGCAATTTTAATTGAAATTGTTATCAGAATGGGAATACAAAAATTGCTTGGAGATAAATTAAAAATACAAGAAGATAACAAACTTAAACAAGCTAAAAATTATACATCTGAATTAAAAAAACAAGTTGGTCTAGCTATGTTACTTGCTTTTTTTACTGGTGGTTCTTCTATGATGCCTAGTTTTGGTGGTGGTAAAAGAGCATCAGGTGGTTCAGTTCAAAAAGATCAACCTTATATGGTAGGAGAACAAGGTGCTGAATTATTTATACCTAACTCATCAGGACAAATAACACAATCAGCTAGAGGCACAGGTGGTGGTGGAAATACAAATGTTAATTTTACAATTAACGCAACAGATGTTAGAGGTGTTAAAGAATTATTAATTGATAACAGAGCAACAATCGTTAATGTAATTAATTCTGCATTAAATGAAAAAGGTAAAGAGGCATTAGTATAATATGAGTGGACAATTTCCAACATCTCCAGTTGCACAAGATGCTAGTATAGGCTCACAACAAAATACTATCGTAACTGTTACAACATCTGGTAGAGTTCAAACAAGACAAATAGATGGTCAAAAATTTACAATAACTTTAGACTATGCACCAATGAACAGATCAAAATTTGCACCTATTAAAGCATTTATTATGAAACAAAGATCAAAGCTAAATACCTTTACAATTATTCCACCTGTTGTATCAAATGCACAAGGTGTAGCTACAGGAACTATAAGTGTTAATGGTGCTATATCTGCTGGTGCAACTACTTGTGCGATAGATGGAATGACAACAAGCACTAACGGAATATTAAAAGCTGGAGATTACTTTAGATTTACAGGACAAGATAAAGTTTATATGTGTGTTGAAGATTTAGATTCAGATGGTTCAGGCGAGGGAACACTTACTTTTGAGCCACCATTAAGATCAGATGTAGCTAATGATATTGCATTAGTTTATGACAATGTTGATTTTACTGTAAGACTTTCAAATGATATTCAAGAATATTCTATTGTAACTAATGATCTTTATAAGTATCAAATAGACCTAATAGAAAATCTATAAATGAAAAAGTATAAGATAACCCACAAAATAAATGCCGATTTTGTTGCCGAAATTATTGTTAATGAAGATGAGATAGATACTAAAATTAATGATCTTAAAGAATACAAGAAACCTAATAGCAAATTTGATTTTACTATGTTAAAAGGTACAGAAAGTATAACTCAAACAATTTACGAAGAATATGACGAGAACATTAACAACAGCAGTAAAGAATGAACTTGAAACAGATAGCTTACAACCTATTAATCTTGTTTATATCAATGTAGGCACAGGATATAGATTTACAGACCATTATAAAGACGTTACCTATGATGGTAATACATATTTAGCATCTTCACTATTTACCAAATTAACAAGTGTTACAGAATCTTCAGAAGTAGAAGTTAGTAATATTACACTATCTTTTTCTGGTGCAGATCAGACAATCATATCTTTATTTTTAAGCAATAACTATATGGAGAAAGAAGCAGAAGTTTATAAAGGTTTCTTAGATAGTAATGAAGCTGTTATTGCAGACCCATTTCTTTTATTCAAAGGTAGAATAGAATCTTTTAGTATTGATGAAAGTATCAACCAATCAAATGCCAATATTGTAGTTGCTTCTCATTGGTCAGACTTTAGTAAGATTGAGGGTAGAAAAACAAACACAGGTTCACAACAATTACATTTTGCAAATGATCTAGGTTTTGAATTAGCTTCACAAACAGTACAAGATATTAAATGGGGTAGAGCATAATGCAAGATATAATAAATCTATTTAATAAGTTTGATCGTTATAAAGGAAAACCATTACATAATTACTTAGAGCCATCAATTAAACTTAATCAATATAAAAAGTTTTATGATAATGATGAATTAGTTGGCTTTGTTAATTGGGCTTATATCCATGACATTGTTGAAAAAAGATTTAAAGAAACAGGAAAGATTAAATCTAACGAATGGAACTCTGGCAATAACCTATGGTTAATTGAGATTGTATCTATTAAAAATACATTTAAAATGATGCGTTGGGTTTATAATTATTTTAGAAAGCAATTAAAAGTAGATCATTCTATAAATTGGCTAAGAGTAGATAGTGATATTTATAGAGTTGGTCAGAAGTTTAAAAGGAGTTATCACTAATGGGTGGTATTGTTGAAAAGATTGTTAATGTTGTAACAAGTTTTATTGGGTGGCTTATACCTGTACCTGATATTCCTGACTTTGATACACCAGAAGAAGAACAAGGTGTATTAATTAATAAGCAATCTAACAATGCACAAATCCCTATTGTATATGGCAGACGACAAGTAGGAATTACTAGAGTCTTTTTAGAATCTTCAGGAAATGATAATCAGTATTTATATATGGCTGGTGTTGTTTGTGAGGGAGAGATTGAAGAAATAGAACAAATATTTATAGATGATAAACAAGTTATCTTTGATGGTGATTTAGATCATGGAGTAGTTAGAGAAGTTTCTGGTGGAGATGCTAATTTTTATAAAGATAGTTCTCACATACAAGTTCAAGCATTTAACGGTACTGACAATCAAATAGCATCTTCTATATTAACTAATTCTACTAATTGGACATCTAATCATAAATTAAGTGGAGTTTGTTATGTTGCCTTTAGATTTAAATGGAATCAAGATATATTCAGTTCTATTCCACAAGTAAGAGTAACATTAAAAGGTAAAAAGATTTATGACCCTAGAGATGATTCAACTTCATGGACACCAAACTCTGCACTAGTATTATTAGATTATTTAAGAAATAGTAGATATGGAAAAGGATTACCAGATAGTGCTTTTGAATCTGATTTTGCTTCTTTTAAAACTGCTGCAACTGATTCAGATACTGTTATCCAACCAAGAACAGAAATATTTTCATCTGTAGCTGGTTTTAAACAACAATTATTTAATGGATATTATTCAGATAATCCTAATTGGTTTGTAAATAAATCTCCAACATCATCAAGTCAAGTTACATCTATTAGTGGAGTAGGAACTAGCCCTTATCATTCAAGAAGATATTATGGTTATTTTACAGCACCAAGTTCAGCAACATTTGATTTTCAAACTGATTCAGATGATTCATCAAGAGTTTATATTGGAGATGCTAGTCAAACTGTAGATAATTTATTTAAAGAAGTTGAAGGTAATAGAGGTAGCAAGTTAGTTGTTGATAATAGTGGTTGGCATGGAAATCAAACAGCTGGAGGAAGTAAAACTTTAGTTAGTGGTTCTGTATATCCTGTTATTATTTATTATGGAAATGCACCTACTAACAGTAATTTAACTTTTAGATGGAGAGTAAGTGGTGGAACTTATAGTACAGATTTATCTTCTAATTTTTCAAGTGGAAGCTATGTAAGTGATGTTGTTCCAGCTATTATTAAATTTGAAACTAATGCAGTAATAGATACTGACCAAAAAGTTATTGAAAATGTTAAAAAACTTCTTAATCCAATGCGATCATTATTTACTTATAATAATGGTGTTTATAAACTTAAAATTGAAGGAACAGGCACAGCAGTTAAAACAATAACAGCAGACCATGTAGTTGGTGGTGCAAAGGTATTAGGAGAAAGAAAAAATAATAAATACAATAGAGTAATTGGAACATATGTTAATCCATTTAAGAATTGGCAGAATGATACAGTTTCTTTTCCTCCAGCAGACGATACTAATGTTGCAAATGAATTTAAACACGCAACAATGTTAGCAGATGATAATGGAACTTTGTTAGAGGGTAATTTCCAATTTCCAAATGTAACCTCTCAATATAATGCAGAGGCTTTATGTGAAGTAATCCTTAGAAGATCAAGAAACCAATTACAGATACAATTAACTTTAACATCAGAATTTTTAGAATTAGAAATTGGAGATATTGTTGCAATCACATATCCTAGTGGTGGATTTGATGCTAAACCTTTTAGAGTATTAGGTTTAGAGATTAACGAAGATTTAACTATTAATGTTCAGTTATTTGAACACCAAGATAACTTTTATGATTTTAATGAAAAAAATCCTATTGCTACAATTCCTGATACTACTTTACCTAATCCAAATTCAGTACAAGCACCCTCTATTGATTCAGTATCAGATGAAGTTATAGAACTATTTGATGGTTCAGTTGTATCTAAATTAGTTGTTAATTTATCAAATACAGATTCTTTTGCTGATGAATTTGAAGTTCAATACAAAGAATCAACTTCAACGGATTATAGATTAATGCGTAGAGGTTCAAATCAAATTATAGAAAAATATCCTGTTAAAGAGGGTGTGATCTATGATATTAGAGCAAGAACAATAAATAGCTTGGGTGTAAAATCTGTATTTACATCAACTCAACATGAAGTCATAACTGCCTTTGACCCACCTGATACTGTTCAAAACTATTCAATAGATGTTGTAGGAGATAAACTTCATCATACCTTTGATGCTGTTACAAACTTAGATTTAGATTTTTATGAGATAAGATTTACTTCTGATACTACAGAAACTATTTATGCAAATACAACTGTACTCGTTCCAAGAATTGCACGACCAGCAACTTCTGTTGTTACTCCATTTATAGGTTCGGGTAAATTCTTTATTAAAGCAGTTGATAAATTTGGTGTAAGATCGGCAACATCAAGTTCTGTTGTTATATCTGAACAAGTCATAGATGGTGTTAAACCTATTACAACGATTACAGAAGAAACAGCATTTACAGGAACTAAAACAGATTGTGTAGCTGTAGATAACGCATTGATATTAGACACATCAGATAACTTTGATGATGGAGTTGGAAATGTAGATGATGCTGTTGGATTATTTGATGGTGGTAATAATTCTGTTGCAAGTTCTGGTACATATGATTTTGATGGTTTTGACTTTGGTGCTAAATTTAAAATTAAACTATTACTTAATGAACTCAATGTAGATCACTTAGATTATGTAGATAACTTTGATTCTCAAAGTGGATTGTTCGATTCTAAACAAGGTTTATTTGATGGTAATACAGATGAGGCTATATCTTCTAATGTACAATTACAAATAGCTTTATCAGATGACAATGTAACCTTTGGTAGTTACCAAAATTTTAAAGCTGGAGATTATGTTGCAAGAGCAGTTAAATTTAGAGCAGTTTTAACTTCAACAGATACATCAGCAACTCCTAAGATAAATAATTTATCTATTAAATTATTATTACCAACAGTAATTCAAGATGGCTCTAATGTATCTTCAGGAACTGATATTGCTGGAAAAGTTATAACTTTTGACAATCAATACTATCAAACTCCAACATTAACAATTATTGCACAAGACCTTAATACAGGAGATTATTTTGCTTTAAACTCTAAAAGTGCATCTAATTTTAATATTGAGTTTTTTGATAGTGGTGGTAATACTGTTAATAGAACTTTTGATTATCAAGCAGTAGGACTTGGTAGTCAGCAATAAAATGATTGAATTAATTAATAAATAGGATAAAAACAGATCATGGCACAATTACAGTATATCAAAGGTTATGAAGGTCAATATTCTGCTACCAAAGATGGTAAAATTTTTTCACATAAAAGAAATAGATTTTTAAAACCAACAAATTTAAAAGGTTATCAAAGAGTTAAATTAAGAGATTCTAATAATAATCAAGCAAGAAAAGAAAAATTAGTTCATAGATTAATTGCAGAAACTTTTATATCTAATCCTGAAAATAAATTAGAAGTAAATCATAAAAATAGTATAAGAGATGATAATAGAATTAAAAATCTAGAATGGGCAACTAGATCAGAAAACAATCAACACGCATGGACATATGGAAATAAAGTTTATGTAAAACCATATAAAAAGGAAATAAAATAATGAGCCAACACGATTATTCCATAGCCAATCAAGGCTTTCCAGCAACAAGGGCAGATATTAATAATGTTCTTTCAGCAATCGCAACTAACAATTCAGGAACATCAGCACCAAGTACTCAATATGCTGGACAATTTTGGATAGACACAACTTCATCAACTTGGACTTTATACATACATGATGGTTCAGATGATATTCAATTTGCAACAATAGATACATCAGCAAACACAGTTAATTTTATAGATTCTGAATTAGCTGATGGTTCTGTTACTAATGCTAAATTAGGTGCAGATGCAGTTGATGGAACTAAAATAGCTGATGATAGTATAAATTCAGAACATTATGTAGATGGTTCTATAGATACAGCTCATATTGCAGACTCACAAATTACAGATGCCAAAACAGCTTTTACTTCACCAACAATAACTAGACTTACAACAGGCACAGGAACTTATACTGTACCTTCAGGAGTTAAATACATCATTGTAGAAATGGTAGGTGGTGGAGGTGGAGGTTCAGGTGGTGGACTTGCAAGTATTGGTGCTGGTGGTAATGCAGGAAATACTACTTTTGGAACTTCTTTACACACAGCTAATGGAGGTGCTGGTGGTAATCTTCCTTTTAGCGCTGGTGGTCTTGGTGGTTCAACAACTTTAGGTGCTGGAGGAACTAGAATCGTTCAACTTACAGGTAATAGAGGTGGTGGAAGCGTGATTAATCAAGCTGGAAGTACTTTTCCAATTTGTGCTGATGGTGCTTCATCTCCATTTGCTGGTGGTGGTTATGGTGGTTTTTATGTTGGTGGAGCTGGTGCTGGTGCAGTAAATACTGGCTCAGGTGGTGGCGCTGGTAGTTATGGAAGTGACAATACAAATACAGGATATGGTGGTACTGGAGGAGGTTCAGGTGGATATATGAAATTTTTAATCGCTAGTCCTAGTGCAAGTTATGCTTATGCAGTTGGTGCTGGTGGAAGTGCTGGTTCTGCTGGAACAGGTTCTAATGCTACTGCTGGTGGAGCAGGTGGTTCGGGAGTAATTATTGTTCAGGAGTTTTATGTTTAGACATTGTATTATTAACACAACAACAAATTTAGTAGAAAATATTGTTGAGTATGAAGAAATTAAAAATGGTGTACCTTCAGGATTTGAAAATCATTATATTTGTGTAGCAAGTGATGATGGTCAAATGGGTGCTACTTACAATCAAGACGGAACATTTACTAATCCTCCAGTAGAAGAAGGAATAGATATTTTTAATTTAGGAGATAATCCAACTTAATAATTAATACAAAAATGGATAGCAGAAGGAAATACAGTAATAGATAATCCACCAGAATAAAACAAATAGGAGAAACAATGATTACAATAGATGGAAAAGAGTTCACTAAAGAACAAATGTCAAAAGAACAAACTGATATATTCACTAAAATAAATGAATTAGATCAAAAGAAAAAACTATATCAATTTGAGTTAGATAATACACAAATTTTAATCCAACATTACATAACTAAGTTTAAAGAATCTACTTCTAAAAAAGAACAAAAATAACTATTCCTATCTTATTTTGATATAATAAGAATAATTATGATTAAATTTATAAATGTTCTTAGACATTGGAAGAATAACATATGGAAGAAATTAAACAGCGAATTAAAGAACATGAAGGGTTTAGGGATACTGTGTATTCCGATAGCTTGGGTTTTTCTACTATTGGTTATGGTCATCTTTTATTACCCTCTGATAATTTTGTTGAGGGTGTTGCTTATCCTAAAGAAGTTCTTGAAGAAGTTTTTGATAATGATTTTAAAATAGCAGTAGATTCAGCTAGAGAATTATTAAGAGGAATAGAACATAATCATATAGTTTTTGGTGTAATCGTTGAAATGTGTTTTCAATTAGGCAAACCTAGAGTTATGAAATTCAAAAAGATGTGGGAAGCATTAAAAGAAAATAACTATTTAAAAGCTAGTGAAGAAATGATAGACAGTAATTGGCACAAACAAACCACAAAAAGATGTGAGAGTTTGGCTAGTACAATGAGAAACGCAAACAAATAGGAGAATATTATGCCAATGGGAAAAGGAACTTACGGAAGTAAAAAAGGTCGTCCACCTAAAAAGAAATCTAAAATGATGACTAAAAAGAAGAAGAAAAAGTAATGAACGGATATACAACAACAAAAACTTTAAGTGAGTTTATTAATAAACGACCAATGAAGAAAAAGAAGAAGAAGAAAAAAGGTAAAAAGAAATGAGCATAAACCA